TTCTAATGAAAATTGTGCTTCTCTTAATTTTTCAACATCAGTTAAAACATCTTCTGGTACTGTATAACCACCATCAACATTTGAACCTTCTGACATTTTGTTAGTCATTACGCTTTTAATGTTTTTAACAAAGTTTGATACTTTATCAACTGTTTTTGTTTTTGCTACTACTTCATCAGTTACTTCTGCTTTTTCATTAGCAAATAATTTTTCTGCTACTTTATATTCTCTTTCTAAATTTTCGATTTCAGCAATTTTACTTTCAGCACCTTCCATATCTTTTGCTTCAAATAATTTTGTTGCTTCTTCATTTAACACTTCAATTTGTGCTTTAATTTCTCTCATTTTTTTATTCATTATTTATCCTCTCCTTCTTCCTTCATATTTTTAATAATTAATGAGTTTCTAATTAAACCAAGTTTAGCCTTGATTTCTCTTTCTTTTGATTGGTTGTTTTGTACATTTTCTTCTAAAATTGCTTCATTTTCGCTAGTTTTTGGCTCATTTTCACTTAAAACTTGCTCATTTTCTTCATTTTCTTGTACTTTTTGCACAATTTCTTCATTTTTTTGTGCATTTTCCTCATTTCCTAACGAATTTTTAATAAATTCAGGTATATTTTTGTAGTTTTTAAACAAATTACTTTTAATACTTGCAACCGCTACTTTTTCTTCATCTAGCAATGTAACATTAAAATATTTGTCCATATCACTAGCATTTAGCCAAGTTTCTTCATCAATTAACCTTTTTATTTCATTTTCGCTAGCTTTAGCCTTTCCCATGTACATAGGCATCATTACACTATCTTCAATCTTGTTGAGTGCATCTATTGTTTTTTGCATATCATTTACATTTCCAATAGCAACTGACATAGGTTTGTGAACCATAACAACACTATTTTTATATAAATTAATATGATCCGCTACCATCATTAAGAAAGAAGCAGCACTTGCACTTAATCCATCAACATAAGCATTTATTGTTGTTCCATTTTGTTTTAAACGATTTAAAATGCTTATCATTGTTGAAGCAGCAAACACATCCCCACCTGGCGAATTAATGTACATATTTAGATTTTTGATGTTTCCTAAACTATCTAATTCTTCCTTGAACTCTGTTATTACTACATCACTTTCAGAACCAAACCAATCATCACGTTCTGATACTATTTCGCCATATACATAAAGGTCGGCATCAGATGAAGTTATGTTTTTGAACTCATAAAACTTTTTCATTATTCATCACCTCCTTCATCCTCTATATCTAAAGGTTCAGTAGAACCATTAGAACTATTTTTATATTGCATACCAATTTGACCAACTTTAATTGTTGATCCGTTTCCTATTAATTCATCTCCACCATCTTTAGCTTCTAAATCTAAATATGCTCTTGCTTCATTTGGTGTATATAAGAAATTAACAATACCCTTTGTCAAACTTTCTACTTGAGTTTTAAGATCTGCTCTTAATAACATTCCAGTATTGAATTTGAAATAATAACCTTGTTTTATTTCTTTATCACTTAACAATTTAAAGTTTAGTTCTTCTTCATATTGTTTTAATATGAATAACAATGTATCAACTAAAAAAGCCAAGTTTTGTGCTTCACTAGAAGCATAACTCGACTTTGAATAATCGTTTATTTGAACTGGTTTTATTCCAAATGCCGCTGCAATTTGCAATGCACTATACTTTTTAAGTTCTAAAAATTCATTATCACCTAACTTTGTATTTAATGGTGTTAATTGTGTTCCTAAAGGAATTGGAACAAGCCCTTTACCTCCATCAACTTCACCTTTTGCATATCTTTCAATATTCATTAAGAAATTCTTAACACTTTCATCTTTTAAATTTCCTGTATATTGAACAACTGCTTTTGCAGTAAAACCACTATCATATAAAGCATTTTGCATTTTTTGAGCTTTTTGATTACCTTTAATTGTTGAAGCAAGTATTTCTCTTACTGATAATCCTTCAATCCCATCTTCTGTTATTGATGATTTAAAGTGTAATACTTCTTCACTAGAAAATTTATATGTTGTACCACCAATATCATATAAATACCATATATCAGGAATTTTACTTAATAACTGCCCATCATCATACCAAATTTTTAATTTAGAATAATCTAATGGTATTAATTGTATGTTTTCACCATATCCAACTATTAAAGATACTGCATTACCATCATGACTTCTAGAATATTCATTTGTACTCCAAAATGTTGTTGATGTCATAAATTTATTAGGTCTATTCCTAACAACATTGTATAAAGCATGTGTTGTTGCTTCTATTACACCATCTTTTTTTGTTTTCCTTAACAATTTCAAGGGTAATTTACCAACTGCTTCACTCAATATTTTTAAACATGCAAAATATGTTGCTTCTGCTCTTGCATCATCATCCATATTTTTATCTATCCCTAGAAAATCTGCTAGTTTATACCACTCACTTAAATCAGCAGTATTTTTTACTTTCTTAAATCTATCAAATAATTTCATTTATTCACCTCCTAACCCCAATTCATGGCCTCTAAATATTTATCCATTTCTGCCATCACATCAATATCTTCTTTAAATTTCATAAATGCTACATGAGCATCTATACAAGCATCAACTGGATCTATTCGTTTACTTCTTGCTTTTGGTTCTTTATCAACTTTAATTTCACCAAATGAGTTAGCAACTATCTTTGCATTACTAAAACTCCAACTTAACAATTCGTTATGCTTGTTATATTCAACATTTCCTGATTTAACATTTAGCTGCATATCTACTGTTGCATCATTTAAGAATTTAGCACTTTGAGTTACTTCTAATAAAGGAATACCCAATTCTTCTAAATCACTTAAAAAACCATCAGCATTATGAGGATCATAACCAATGGCTTTAATGTTTAGTTCATATTCTTCTATCATCTTTTTTAAATGTGAAATAATGAACTTATAATCGTTCTTATATTCAGTAACTCCACCAGTTACAGTTATTAACTCATTATGTTCCCATATATCATATGGTGCTAAATCAGTTTCAATATGTTCTTGTAATCTACCTTTTGGCATAAAAGAATGAGAATAGATATAAAATTTTTCATCATCAGGAAATTCTAAAGCAATACTTGTTAAATCTCCACCGCTTGACAAGTCAATACCACAATAACAACTTTTACCTCTATAATCTTCTAGTGTTTTTGTAGTTCCACATTCTTTCCATTTTTCCAAATCAATAAATTGTGTATCTTCATCTCTTGCCCATTTATTTAATCGTTTAGTAATGAAATCTCTTAAATCACTACCACCCATATCTTTTGCTGTTTTAGCATCTTGTCTTAATGTTTCAAGTCCTTTTTCTGTACTTGCTAAATATGGATTGGCTTTAATCCAATTAGTTTCATCCCACATATCATCTTCTTTATCAAGGGCAAATATATCAACAAAAAAATCTTCCGCTTCTGCTGTACCTTCTAAAACTCTTATAGCATAACTATCCATTTCATAACTAAAACTTTCTGGACTTATATCAAATCCTCTAGTTGTAATCATGCTTACTAATGTTTCATCTAATGCACCAGTACCATTATAGATTGCTTTATAAATTCTATTATCTTTATGTTGATGTATTTCATCTATTGAACTAAAGATACTTCTAAAACCATCATCTAGTCCTGCTTCTTTTGACAAGGCCTCAATAGTTGAATTGGTTAAGTTACATATAATTGTTGATTTATAATCTTTTACATCAAATAATTCATTTAAATCTTCATCAATCTTAATGAACTTTGCCATCTCTTCCCAAGCAAGTCTAGCCTGTCTTTTCTTTGTCGCTACTGTAAATAACTTACCATAGTTATAACCACTAAAATTGCCTATGTAAGTACCTATGATACCATTTTCAAAAGTCTTACCATTTTGCCTTCCCTCTGATTTATAACTTCTTCTAAATCTTCTAAAACCTTTCTTGTTTTTCCAACCAAATCTACAACCAATATCAAATATTTGTGATCCAATTAGTTTAACCGCTCTAGGTTTTCCACCCTCTGCAATTGTTAGTGTTTCAGCATATTCAAGAACTCTTTCACTTGCTTGTATATCCCATGAGTAAGGAAATTCAGTAGTATTTTGTCTTTCCAAATCGTTTAAATGTCTTTTACAGGCTAACATGTGAAGTCTACCACATATTATTTCACCATTAACTACTTTTTCAGCATATTCTGTTACTCTATCTACTTTTGGCATACTAACCACCAAATTTACTAAACTTATTTTCTTTTGGTTTTTCTTCAACTGTTGGCATTACCAATTTACACCTTGAAGCAATAGTTAATCCTAAATCATTTGCACATGCTCGACATTGTTTAAATGCTTTATCTTGCATTGTCATTAATTTTTCCATTTCTGTTATCTTATTATTTTTCGTTGCTTTGTTTAGCATACTTGTATATTGCAAATAACTTTGTTTAGAAAGTAAATAACGTGCTAGACAATCTTCATCTAATTCTGTCATGACACCAACAACTAATAACTTATTAGCAACATCTACAAACTCTTCTTTTAATTTTGCTGGTAGATATTCAGGAATTGATACATTTTTTAAATCAACTTTCAACTCTAATTTTTCTCTTGCTTCTATTTCTGCTTTTGTTAAATGTTTCTTTCCTTTAGCTTTAACTAATTCTATTGGTTGTCTAGGTCTAGCCACGTTATCACCTCCTTTTTATTTCAAATAAAAAAGCCTTTGTTGGCTTTTATTCTTCCTTTGTTGTGTTTGATAAGAATGTTACTTTTTCAGCTACTATACAAATTTTTCCTTTTGTTTCTTGCACTCTTCCTTTAATTCCTATAAGGTCTCCCTTGCAACAATATTCAACAGTATTTTGTGCTACTCCATTCCATAAAATAATAGGTAGAAAATCTGTTTCGTACTCTCCATTTTCATTTTTATAACTTCTTGGTACTGCTAATGTAATATGACTAACACTTTTACCACTTTCTTCTTTTTCTAGGTTTGGTTTACTTACCAACCTCCCTACTAAAACTATTTGATTTAACATATTCTTTCCTCCTTCATATCTATCTCTACCACAAAAAACCAAAAAGAGGAACTCTCAAAATGTCTTTTTTATCTCTTTTCTCCTTTATACATTCCTGCACCCATTTCTTTTATTTTGCTAAATGGAATAATAGGTACTGTTAATTTATCTTTGTAACTTTTATCTATGAAATATATATATCTTAATTGAAAACCTTCTATAGGTTGCCATTTTCTAAAATCGGTTATTTTATTATGATGTGCTGTTATTACATGCATCTTCTCTCCTGTTTTAGGATTAATTCTTAATGCTTCATTTTTTCTAATATCAGTTAATACAAAATTACTTGCTCTATATATTGTTCCATCTCCACATTGACAACCATCAGCAAAACTAATGATCCATTTAATGTGTGGTGCATTTTTCTTTATTAATTTAATACTTTGTGATATAGCCCTACTTTCACTATTTCTAGGTAATACATCATCAAAGGCCATTCTATTAAGTTCTATAAATTCATTCCACTTTGTACCTTCAACTAAATTAATAGTTCCTTTTTTATTAATACTTGAACCATAACTCATTACACCATGCAATTTATTATCTAAAAATACACCAAAATGCAATTTACTATTAGGAACTACTTTATTTGAATAATGGTGTTTAATTACAAAATTATTTGCTATTTTACTAGGTATCACTTTTACTACAATGTCTTTTGCTCTGCCCATTGTTTCACCAACTCATATAAAGCATTCCCATTTTTATTTGTATTTCCAAACGTTTCTGTACAATCTTCTACTTTAGTTAATGAATATCTAATAAACTCTGCTTGTTCATTGTGTAGTGTAAAAGTTATTTGTTCTAATTCACCTTTATCTTCATCAGATAATTCAAAATCAGTTCCAAAAGTATCATCAATACCACTCATATCAAAATCAAACATAGTCATATCTAAATCCAAAATATTTTCTAATTCAAAATTAAGTACATTATAATCCCATGTAGCAATTTCACTTACTTTATTATCTGCTAGCCTAAATGCTCTTATTTGTTCTTCATTTAGGTCATCTGCAATAATGCAAGGTACTGTCTTTAAATTTAGTTTTTTAGCAGCCTTATATCTTGTATGTCCAGTAACAATTATCATTTTATCATCAATAACAATAGGTACTTTAAAACCAAATTCTTTAATGCTATTTGCAACTGGTTCTACTGCTTCATCATTGTTTCTTGGATTGTTTTCATAAGGTATAATTTCATCAATGTTTATTAACTTAATTTCCAAGCTGTTCACTCCTAGATGTTAATTTCAAAATTTCATTTAGGGAGATTTTGCTACAAAACAGTCCCATGCACCGTTCTCCCATAAGTAGAAAAAACTTTTTTAACCACCCCTACCCCTTTTCTTTTAGGCTTATTTCGTTTGTTTTTATATTCGTTCGACTAAATATATTACAAAAATAAAAAGCCTCTTAAATAGGCTCTAAATGGTGTTTAATGATATGTTGTTTATTTTTTCTTTTTAGTTGTTGCTTTCTTTACTTCTTTTACTTCTTCCTTTGCTTCTTCTACTAACTCTGCTACTGGTTGCCCTTTATATGTTGCTGCTAGTATTTCCTTTGCTCTTAATTCATCTTTAACTTCAAATACATCATTGTATTTAATTTGTTTCTTTTCTTTTGTTAGTGTTAAGTCTGTCTTATCACATACTATTTGTTTTAGTTTCATTGTTTCACCTTCCTTCTTTGAAACCTAGAATGCCTGTAATTATGACAATCAGTACACAATGCCTCTAAATTGTCATAGTCTAATCTTAAAGGCCATCCCTCTTCTGTTTGTATATATTTAATGTGATGTACTTCTACTGCTAATTTAGAACACCTTTCACATAAATATTGTTCATCTTGCAGTTTCTTTTCTTTCAAAGTTCTCCATTCGCTACTGTTATAAAACTGCTTATATTTTGGATCTCGTTTCTTGTTGTATCTTCTATCTCTTTCCTTTTGTAATTCTTCTTGTTTCTCTTCAAATATCTTTTGACATTTAGGACAATATGTTGCAGGATGTATTATTGGTGTTTTGCACTTTCTACATAGTTTATATATCATTTGCTATCACCCTTTGTTTTCTTCTCTTTATCTTCACATTCTCTTTGCTTTGGGCATCTTTTACACTTATACCTAAAACAATAATATAAATTATCCTTTTCCTTTTTATTCATATGTATCTTCCTTTAAACATCTTGCTTAACCCACCAACTAGCATTAAATAGATGTTTCCTAGTTCCCTCTTTAACTCCCAAAAATAAAAGAACTACCTGTACTAGCATAGTTCTTTAGAAAAAATGAAAAAAACAGTTTTAGTACTAACACTTAATTAGCACTACATTAGATAATATGCTTATGCTTTTTCGGTCTTGTACTTCGACACCTGTCTATGTGCATAAGTAACCACTTTTACATATTATCTAATGTACTGATAGTTAAATCAGTACTACAATTATAAGAAGATCACAACTAGGAATACCTAGCATTAGTACCTTAATGGTACTGTACTAATGATATAAATCCCTACCACTAGAATTTAAAGTCATAACTTTATAATATCCTCAACTAGTTCGGCTGTAATTGTGGTCCATTTTGCCTTTATTGGATATTTCCCATATCATCAGTACACTACTATTAAAGTAGTGCTGTGTGTATATTAAAAGAATAAAAAGGGTTTACATAGTATCTGTTTTTAATAGATACTGTACTAACAACATAATGGACTTTAACGGTTGCTATCCGTCATTAGGTGAAATCTAGAATTAACCATGCCTAAATTTTTTTATATGTTATCAGTACACTACCTACTAAATGTAGATAATGTATAGCAAGGAGGTGAAAGAAGTGCTTTTGTGTACTCTTTCACTAATACTATTATAATGTATCTAATGTTCCCTTTTGTTCCTACTTTATATTTTTTCTGATTATTTCGACTTTTCTATATATTTCGGTAGTGCTAAAAGGTATTCTTTTTGCTATTTTTCTCATAGATAGTTTTTCTATGTAATAATACACATATATTATATCTATCCAATCCTTACTATGTCTTAATTCTTCTTCTTTTAACTTTAGCAGCCTTTCTCTATCATCTAATATAGATTTTGCTTCTTCTAGTCTTTCATCTATCTGTTTCTTTTCTTTTGCTATTATGTATTCATCAAATGAATTAC